CAGAAGAAGTACGCCAAGGAAAAGGGGTGTCATTCCGACGTGCGCTGCACACCTTCGGCACGCCTTGCACACTTAGCTGCACACCATTTTTCATTGAAGTGTGCAGGCTATTTTTCTTGTTTTCTCTCGTTTATGAGCCTTTTCCGATGCTTTCTCGCCGCCCTGCACGCCATGCACACCTTTTTTCCAATGACTTATATATACGTGAGGGAATTTATATATTTTCATATATAAGACTTATAAAATGGTGTGCATAGTGTGCAGTACCCCTAAATCCCCTGATAAACCAAGATTTAAGCTGCACACTATGGCCAAAAATGGTGTGCAGGATAGTGTGCATGGTGTGCAGGGTAGTGTGCACGAACGACGGAACGCGCAAATCGGCATAACCTCCCAAGCCCATGCCGCACCCCTTCTGTACGTCCGCCCACATCCAACCGCCGCCCGCAGGGCGGCCACCCTTGCATCGAGCGGATGCGAGATGCACATGGGCGCTCGAACGTCCTCAGACCGCTTCAGAGGCGATTTAAGGCACGAAAAAGCCCGAGGGGTACACGAGTACCCCAACGGGCTTAAAACGCCTTAAAACGCAAAATACGGCGTTTCGTGGCAACGAAAACGGAAAGGGGACGCCATCAGGCGTCCCCCAACCTATACACAAGCGCAAACTCATTCTTGTAAAAGAAGAGTTCGACGCTTCCTCTTTTGGTGGAGGCGGCGGGAGTCGAACCCGCAACCGAAACCGCAAAAGCATTGATATTACACGGTTTTTTGATACGCATCTGTAATTCCATCTGCAATTTACTTTTCCAGTTTGCGCATGACGCTATTATAGACGCGCTCGTTTACAATTTTCAAGCTGTCCATCAGCTCGTCCATAATCACCCATGCCTTGTCTGGCGGAACGTCTGCCACAGCCCGCAGAAAATCGCTGTCGCCGTATGTTTCGACGTTGACCGGCGCGGGCGCTGCGGAGTATGCCATTGGCAAAGCCCTCTCTCTGCTGCCGCTTTGCTGGTCCCGGATGGCATACAGCACGGCAAGGCGCTCATAGTTTGTCCAACTTGATTCTTCCGTCTCGAGGCGAGCTATCCAGCGATTGACCTCATTTTCGTCAACCATAGGGGTGCACCCCCTTTAGCCCTCAATCGTGTCCATGCAACGCTGGATGGCTCTGCGGATGCTTTCGTCGTCGGCGTTGTCCAGCATTTCCTGCAACTGGCGTTTCATGTTGTCGATGCCGCCGTCGCGGGAGTAGTGGCCACGGACGTAGTGCGTGCCGCGTCTCGCATTGGACATGTCACGGTCATAAGCGCCGCGCATACCCGACTGCCAGTCTCCGTCGCGGGAATAGCGGCGAGAATAGTCTTCATCGCGGGAATAGCCGTTGTCCTCCAACATCTCGATTTTATCGATGTTTTTGATGGTGTCCGTCAGCTTGTGCGCAATTTCGAGATCGCCCGCGCCAAGCTCACCCTTACGTGCCAGCTCGTCGAGTTCGTCGCACAGCATATTACGCAGATCATACATTGCTTTCTTGCTCATGTCCATTCTCCTTTCACGCGATTCTCTCAACCGTCAGGTTCGAGTTGGCGAAGTTGACGGCCTGATTGCTGGTGTTTTCCATTGCGACCGTCAGGAAGCAGCCTTTCGGGACGCAGACTTGCGCGGAAACGTAAATGTTAAAGTAGTTCCCTACCGCCGCAGGCGTGACAGTCGCCGTTGCACTGGTCAGCGGCTCTCCGTTAATGGCAAGCGCCGCCGTGATGGCCTCAACCGTGCCTCCGGTGGGAATAGCGATGTTGCCGCCAAAGGAGACCCTAAACAGAGCGCGGTTTTGATTGGTGAGGCCGCGCAGCGTGATTTGGCCGCTTCCTTCTCTATGCACAATACACGCTTTCCCGCTTACCGCTGTAGCATCCAAAGGAACGCTTTGATTTGACGCAACAGTTACAATGTTGTTATTTACATATTCTGCCATAAATATCATTCCTTTCGTTTACAAATTCTTTTTGGCTTTTCAAATATTTCCTCGCCCGTCCATCCTCTCGAATGTCTATGATATGCAAGCGCTCTATCAAAATTAAGCAAGTCGCACCACTCGGCTATTGTCTTGGAATCCCCTTTATAAGTAACATAAACATTGTCTCGCCTGGTTCTACATTGCCATTTATTGTTTATCCAACGACAATTTTCAGGGCAATAGCCTTTTTCATTGTCTTTTCTATCAAGCGATAAAGTTTCATTATACCCATTGGCTATCGCCCAATTATAAAAACAAGAAAAATCGTTTGCCCATTCGGAACATACCGAAACGCCCCTACCGCCATATCTGCCGAAGTCTTTTGAACTCTGATTATTGCATCGGCATTTCATGCCATGCCATATACGATAAAGACGCGTATTTTTCATTCCGTGCGTTTTATGCTTATCTCCAGATAGTTTACCGGCCATACATCCACAACTATTTATCCTCCGGTCTTTTAACTGGTCAGAACGAACGCGAACATACTTTCCGCAATCACACTTACAAAGCCATCTTCTGGTGTCTTTGTTTATACTATATCCCTCTCGCTCATTTGCCGGAATGAAACGGACAACAGTTAAATAGTTTATGCGCTGGCCTGTGTAATCTACTTTTGGTGTTTTCATAAGGTACGTCCTCCTACAATAATTTAATTAAGCTTAATTAAATTATATCACACTTTTTTCTTGATTTCAAGAAATAATTGTGTTAAACTTAATTAAATTTTAGGAGGTGTGTTATGGCCCAAAACGAACTAAAGAACAGAGCGCGTTTCTCTACCACCATAAGCTTCGAGACAGAGCGAGCGCTAAAAGAGTATTCAAAGGAAACCGGTGTTCCAATTAGCAAAATTGTTGACAAAGCAATTCGCCAATATTTAGAAAGCAAAGGAAATACTTAAAAAATACAGCGGCGAGGCAATAGCCCCGCCGCGTTGTTGTCAGTATCGGCACGGGGCCGACCATCTCGGTAGCGTCACCGATATGGTGACCGAGAAGCTATGCTATGCAGTTGTCAGCAGCCGCAGCCCTGATTGCAGCCGCAGCCGCCGTAACCGCTGCCTGCCCACGGGTTACAGGTAATGTAGGCAGGCGAAGGGCACGGACGAAGCTGAGAGATCAGATAGTTGTTCTGCGCGGCCTGAGATGCCGCCAGCTTCAGATTCTGATTCTCGGTCTGGAGGTCGGACAGTTTGCTCTGCGTCAGGAAGTCGAGGATGGCGCGGCTGTTCTGGTTGTTCGCGTCAATAATGTCGCGCGTGGCGTTCTGTACGGTGTTGCGCGTGTCGCACGCCTGCGTCGCCATGTCGTAGCGCACCTGGGCGATAGCTGCACGGTTTTCGCAGCAACACTCAGCGGCCTGCATCTGCATGGCAGTCAACTGCTGCATGAGAGCCGCCTGCTGGTTACTGCGGGAAAGCTCAGCCTGTGCAAAGCCGTTGGCCATTGCCATGTTGGTGCCGTTGACAAGCTGCGCCTGCTGGTAAAATCCGTCGCAAAGGCCCTGATTTACACTGTCGATCTTACGCTCGACATTAGCAAAATCAGAGGTCAGCACATAGCCATCGACCACGCCGCCGGAATTGCCAGCGTTGTTGCCCCAGCCGTTGCCGCCCCAGCCAAAGACGGCAAAAATGAGGAAGAGAATAATGAGCCATGCGCCGTCACCGCCCCAGCCGAAACCGCCGCCGTTGTTGGTAGGCGAGACCGGCATGGTCAGCATGGGAGCGCCGCCATCGGAAAGAGACATAGTATCACTCCTTTGAAAGATTTTTATTCATCAAATCGTGGCCACGATGTTGATTTTGCCAAAAGTTGAACAAACACTTTGCTTAAATCTTGCTTAGACTTTGCTTATTGCATCAGACTTTGAAACTGCTTTGCCATCTGTTGCAGCTGGTTTAACTGCGCCTGAGAGAGCTTACCGCTCTGCAAAAGTTTTTCAACCTCCGCTTTGGGGTCACCATGAAAATTTGCCTTGAATTGCTGGAACTGCTGCAGCATCTGCATGAAGCCGTTCCCTCCGCCGAGCGCTCCGAAAAAGGGATTATTCATCGCCATCGTCCTCCTTGTGCTTCTTCTTGCCCTTTATTTCGCCCACAAGCGCCGCCAGACGGTCGAACTCATCGCGGGTGACAAACTTATCATCCATTTTTTTAGTATCATGAGGTTTGTTTTCAGCGTCTTCCGTGTAATTAAACGTCCTCATTGGAATAGGCGTGCCGCTTGCGTCTCGCTCCTTGATGTGGAAAACCATCGAGTTTGTTTCAAAGATAATTACTCGAGAATTTGGGGCGACCATAAACCCATTTGCTTCTTCTTTTCCTCCGCTAATCCATACAACGCTTGTCTGCATTTGCTGCGGTTGAGCCGTTTGCGCAGGCATTTGTGGCTGCATCATCTGTTGCTGCCGCATCTGCATGAGGTTGTCCGGCATCGGCGGCGGATAATAGGGGTTGAAATAGGGATATGCCATGTTCATTCCTCCGTTTCTTTTACCCAGTAATAAAGCGGGATTTCGTTCTCACTGTTCCAGCTGTCGTAGATCGTCCCATCCTGCACGCACACTACATGTCCGGAGAGGGCGAGAATATACGTACCGTGCGGGTGGTCATCGGCAAACCTCCCGACCGTGTAGCAGTCCGGGCAAGTGTCCGGCATGATGTAGCGCCGATAGCCGAGAGACCGCAGATACGCGCCCCAACAGGCATTTGCATTGGGAAGATCGCCGTCTAAGTATCCCTGTATGCACAGAGCTAAATAGATCTCGCCCCAGTCTTTCCCGGTCGCCTTGCAAATCGCGCGCACGGTGCAGTCGCTGACGTTGCGTCCGTTTGGATTCGGGTTGAAATAGCTATACATGGAACATCTCCGCAAAGTAAACGTATGTTCTCAATTCGTCAGGGTCAGGAAAAAGCGCGAGAATGTCCATCGCCATTTGCTCGGTAAATCCACAAGCCAAAAGTCGTTCGTACATCTCGCGCACCTTCTTTCTTATTCTGTTTTTATGATGCCATAAAATTCGTTTGCCAAATGGTCATCGTTTGGTCATTATTTGGTCAAAAAATATTTCAAAAAAGCTCTTGACATACCACGCATTGCGTGGTATTATAATCACGTAAACAAAAGAGGGCAACAGCCCAGGAGGATATAAAAATGAAGCTTACCGATGGAAAGAAGACCGTGGAGATCAAGATCCAGCGTTGGAACGGTTCCGGCTATGACCCTGATTGGAGCGCCGATTACTTTAACGCAGGCTCCCTCCCGTACGATGAAGAGACCGACACCTACACCGTCGAAGATGTAGATTACTGCATCGAGACCGCGAACAAAACAAACGAAGACGGCGCTTGCGGCAAGTACGACGAGAACGGCGATCTTGTCCGCGACGAAGACATGTTCGTTTTTGTCGAGGAGCTGAATTAAAGGAGGAGTTTACCATGACCGATAAGCAGTTTTACAGCATCTTTTCGGACGCGCTCTCGAACGAGGGCGCGCCCCGCGAAGCCTTTGTCTCCGATTGGGCCCTTAGTTCCATTTGGGACGACGATAATCAAGATGTTCCGGAGGAGCGTATTGCCGAGGTCGGTGGTATTTGGGATGTTGCTCATCTATCGATCTGCGACATCCGCCAGTATACGGGTCTGTCTCAGGCGAAATTTGCAACTCGCTTTTGCATCCCTCGCCGATCTATCGAGGACTGGGAGTCCGGTGCAAGGCACTGCCCCGACTATCTGCGGTTGTTGCTTGCACAGGCCGTTGGATTGTACAACGATCGTCGGTTTTGCGGCCAGATCAATTCTCGCCATGCGGACTAAAAAATGTGTAACCTGCGGCAAGATTTTTTCCACCGATCGCGCAGAGCAGGCGAAGTGCGAGGACTGCCTTGCCGCATCCCGGTCAACCACCCTGCGCACGCGAACCTGCCACACCTGCGGGGCCAACTTCATCGGAGGGCCCAGAGCCAGCTACTGCCCAACCTGTCGGGCAGAGCGGCAGAAGGCCCAGAAGCAAAAGTACCGGGCCACCGGTTTTTCCCGGCATCTGGGAGATATCGATAACTGCGTGATCTGCGGTGGAGAGTATGTCATCCAATCTGGCTTGCAAAAGTATTGTCCAAAATGCGCCCCGGATGCCGTCCGCGAGATCGACCGCGCGCAGTCAAAAAACTGGAATACCGCACACGATTACTACATAAAACGCCGCAAAAAATCCCGCAGCGGCGTAAAGGTCTGTGTTGTCTGCGGCCGGGAGATAGTGCCCGGTACCCCTAAATGGACATACCGCACATGCTGTTACTATCTGCAGTGTTGGCAATAGGCGGCTTAAAATAAGCAAACAATGGTCCGTCTACATTCTCGATGGCCACTTCCGGTTCAATATCCGCCCACTCCGGAATAGTTGTGAGTTGCGCGTCAGCGCCAACGGATCCAGCGGAATCACTGTAATATGCCTTGTTTTTGATGGTATAGGTCGTACCGTTTAACTCGTGTGATTCGAGCCTTACATAGTACGTTCCGTTTACTTTAACCGGCTTATCCTTAAAAACGCCGCCAATGCAGCGACCGGACGGGTCAAACTTTGTCGGCTGAAAGCCCGCAGCGCCGGTAACATCCACAAGCATATTGTCACCGTAAATATACGGCTTCAACGCCACACCACCAAGCGCAAGGCCGAGTTCTAATGCCCGATTAAAGTTTTCTTTTGCTGTCTGAAAATTTTCGTTCAGGTAATCTGCGCGCTTGCTGCCGGTGATGTTTGCTGTAAATTCAACCAGCGTCGGCCTTGCCACTTCTCGGCAAATCGCAGCGGGCAGGCCTACCGCTTTCACATCACAGTTTTGCCACGGTGGGGTATTGACCATCATCGCATACCACAAACCGATATGCTGTTCCATCGTAAGGCTTACGGCGGGAGATGCGCCAAATTCTCGCTCGGCGACCGCCTGCGGAAAGAAAAATCGTTTTACTGTATTTACAATGCCATTCACTAAGCCCATATTTTTATCTCCTCAACTTTACGGAGCTGCTTGCATACATAGGATTTTCAACTGCAATTTCTCGGCGCAGAACCGTCATAACAAAATACCTAACAGCGTCGAGGACGTGATCATTCTCTTTAATGACTTTATCTTCTGCCGCGTCCTTATCCCAGCTATAAAGCCCAAACTCATCAAAAGCGTGCGTGCAGCTTTCATGAAATTTGATTCGCCCCGATTTGATACACGCAGCCGTTAAACGGATCCCATCAAGAACATCGTTATTTGCTTTCCAAACAGCAAACTTCCCATGTCTACGGATGCACTCCGAAAATGACGCGGCGCTGGGGTCAATGACGATTCGCTCAACATTATATCCGTCTGCAAACCGTTCCAAATCTTGATAATATTCCTCGTCTGTCTTCTGCCGATTGGTGGCTCGCCCGCTGTGATAGTATTCTTTCTCCATTACAGCGCGGCCTTTATCCATGCGCCACAAACAAAAGACGGTAGGATTTTGCGTGCCGTAGTCGCAGGAAATATAATACTTTCCCGCGCCGCCCGTTTCGTTCGTGACGTTTACTTCTTTGGCGAACATCGGATATACCAGCCCCTCGGCCACTACCCACAGGCCGCGAATGTATCGGTCGTAGAACACGCCGGAAAACATTGCCTGATAGCGTTCCAGCGTCTTTTGAGACAAGCCGGGGTTGTCCGTCATTTCAAAATGCAGATACAGCGCGTTCCGCTCCTTGTTCCGCTGTATCCACTCTGTATAAAACCAGTGCTGCGGACTTCCCGGGTTGCAGGAAAACCACAGCTTTGCCCCGTCTACCGAGCAGCGAGTCAATGCCTGTTCCACAAACGAGCGCGGCATCAGCACTACTTCGTCCAGCAGCACCCCCGCCAGCGTGCGGCCTTGTATCAGCGTATAGCTGGCCTCGTCCTTTCCTCCGAACACCTCGAAGTAATTCGTCACGGCACCGCGCCGCACTTCCATAACCTTGTCGCCGCGCCGCCAGCGGATGATATAGCGCTCCTTTGCCAAACTCATCGCCGTAAACGGCACGATGATGTTCTTGGTGCAGCTATCCACCGTGCGTCCACACACGCCGAAACGCTGACCGCTGAAATTCTCCATCGCCCAGTGGACGAACGCCCACATCATGATGGAGGTCTTGCCGGAACGCACGGCGCCGTCGCAGATCAGCGCGTCATACTTGGAATAGGAAAAAGCAAGGATTTTTGCTTGTTTTGGGCTAATCATGTGGCATAAATACAACTACCATAGACGGAAATGGAGCAGAATTTTTACTTCCGCCAAATTTTAATCGTCCCCTAATAAACCGAATTTCCACATTGTTTCTTTTGTATATGTAATCGTGGAACCATTTTGTATCTGTTCTGGCAGGAAGTAGCATTACGACGGTAGACCCGCTAACGGATGCAAATAACGCTCTCCTCACCCATTGCCCGATGCCACGCCCATATGGAGGATTGCACCACACGGTTCCTTTCCACGGATGTTTCAGTCCGTCTTGTTCCTTCGTATAGAACTTGTCGCACTTTGCATTTTCTGGAGTTGCACACACATCAAGTGTAAATTGAAATTCATTATTCAGTTTATCAAACAAATCTTGTGGCGTTTCCCATAAGTCTGTTTTACTGGAAAACATTAATTCTGTATTCATGTGTCGCTCTCCAACTCCTCCGCCATCTCTCTCAGGCTCTTGCTGAGTTCGTCCTCTTTGCCATTATCAGACGGCCCGCCGCTTATCATCGCCCACTTGTCGATCAGCGTCCCCATCGCCGTTGTGATTTGACTGAGATTCGCCGCCGCCAGCTTTTCGGGGTCGTTGAGCATTTCAAGCCCCTTACCGATGAACGAACACACCATGTCTTTGTGCTTGTCCATGTACGCTAATACATCGGCGGTGTTCTCTTCCTTTTTTTTCTCACACTTTTCCACAATGTCGGCATTCGCCCGCACAAGGTTCTTGACCGTCGTTGCGGACACGCCGTTGATTTTCGCTGTGGCGCAATAGTTATTCGTCTGCACATAGTCCGCCAGTATTTTCTTTTTCTGCCGGTCTGTCAGACGCGCAGCCATTGTCACCACCTCGCCGCTTTTATTTGCTACCAGCCCCCGCCCCTTGGCCTTACATAGCAGATTTTACCCGCCCCGGGGGGCTACAACGTGCCGCACTCTCAGGGCAGCGGCTCTCCTCTTTTGGTGCAGATGGTGAGGATTTGCACCTCACACGCCCTCTTTTGCGCTTCGCCTCCGGATGCTCCACGCGGTTCGCAGGGCTGAACCACTTTCGTCTACTATTCCGACACATCTGCATATGTCCCCGCTGGGCCACATCGTTGAGAGGTGCGCGGGGTTCTGTGCCGCATGAGAGGTGCGACCTCTCGGCCCTGATCGTGGGCTGCATCGTGCGTGCGGCATATCGCGGGGGCGGGTGAAAAGATGAAAAGCACCGCGCCCCGCTATGGCGCAGGAGGTAAACGCCATAAATGAGAGGACCGCAAAGGCTTTTACACCTCTGCGATCCTATTATCTCATAAGCAAATGGCTTTTTAAGTCCAACTTTTAATCATCGAGCAGCCCGTAGTTCCGCGCGACGCACTTGATAAAATCGGTATGCCAGCGTCTCGCCGTCCGGTCGGAACAGTTGACCGCCATCGCTGCGCCTTCAAGCGTGTGGGTCTTTTCCCAGAACACGAGGCGGATAAATTTCAATCGCTCTTCGCCGTCTTGCATTGACTTTGTTTCGCTCACCGCTTTTCGCACAGCGTTGTTTTCTAACCAAGACACTCCATGCAGCTCCTGCTCTCGGTCGGGGGCATAGCGGCGGATAATGGCTTTTACATAGCCCCACCAGCTGTAACGAGGTTTACTCATGGCGCGCCACCTTTCTCTTCACCCACGCCCACAGGTTTTTCCACGGGTGGCCTTCTGCGTAATTTGCGCGCTGCTCAGCATTGCTCCATTTCTGGTGCATATAATCGCGTTCTTCTTCAACATGCCGGCAGCCAACCGTCACTCTCGATACTTCTGCATTCGCCCGCCCAAGTGCTGCCTCAGTGTCAGCAAGCTTGTTTCGCAGGCCGTCCGCGGCTGCTTTCAGCTTTGCGATCACATTCTCGCGGGTGATGGCCTCACCGTTCATTTGGCTGATCTGCACAGTCAGTGCGGCGTTTACCCGCCTTAACTTCTGCACTTCCGCCTGCGCGTCCTCCACCATCTTCGCCATCTGTTCTTTGGTGTACTTCTTGATGTTGATGCTCATTCGGCCACCGCTTCCCCGACGATCATCCAGTCATCAGCCAGCATGTCGGCCTGCGAGGCCAACCATCCGAGCTGTACGCCGGACGTGCCGACAAAGGCAAGCGCTTTGTTTCCGATGGCCTCGTGCTTGGCATTAATTACCTCGTGCGCGGCGTTCTCGTAGCTGATACGCTCCGCAAGCTCGACGTACTGGTTCTTACCGTTCCAGCCGCGGCGTGCGATCTTCATTCCTTTCTTCGCCGCCTCGATAGCAAGTCCAAAGCTCAGCCCGTCAGTCGGTCGATACGCCTCTTCAAAAACCTGCTTCGGGCTGAAAGATTCGTATCCGTCAGGATAGCGGACTTTGTAGCCGTCTTCCTCAGGATCCATGCTTCTCGGGATGGGCTGGGTCTTCTCGTAAACTTTGCCACCCTTGCGGATAGCCGGTGCTGCCTCGATAAGTTTCGTTCCGATGTACTTTTTCATAGCAAAATTCCTTTCTTTTTCGCCCGCAGGCGTTATTTCATTCGTAGCTGTTCTTCTCGCCCCCGGTCGCTTACGATGCTCACGACCTTCACGTCGCCGTATCGCTCAATGTCCATGGCGATGCGCTCCTTGATGCCCTGCGCGTCAGCAGCGGGGACGTTGGCTTTAATCGTGATTGTCAGCATTTGCGCCCTCCTTTCCGTCCATCTTCGCGCCGCATGCAGGACAGTAATTGGTAAATTTAGCGATCAGGTTATATCCCCGTTTGCACTCTGGGCAGATAATAATTCCACTCTCATCTTCAATCCACTGTGCATGCACCACCGGCGCAACGTCAGCGCTTGGTATATTTTCTAGAGCATCAATAATCGCATCCCAAGCGTCATACTTCTCCCTGTCGGAGCCATAAACATAACCTCTTCCGTATCGTCCGACGGGGCATAGTTCTTTTTGCTTTTCTTCAATTATTGCAATCGCCGCTTCTCGCTCAATGTATTCAACCATTGTCTACCCTCCTGTTCCATGCTTCGATTGCTAATAGATAATTCAAAAACCAATGTGTTCTCGGTTCGATTGGACAGTCTCTATTTGGGCAGCATGCCCGAAAGCAGTGACCGTTTCTCTGCATAACGCCCTTGGCTCCGCAAAACGGGCAAGGTTTTAATTCAAACATCTTCCATCACCTCCACATAGCACCAGCTCTGCGGCGCGCGCTTGATGTCATATGGCGCTGCGCCGAATCTCGTATTGCGTAGTCCGGTAAACTCGCTCAGTTCGCGCGGCGTGTCGTAGATTTTCAGGTTGGAGATATGCCAGCCGTAACCGACATTTTCGCCGAGGTAGTTTCTGAACTCTTCTGAGGTTAAACAAGTATCTTTGAGCCGATTGTCGAGCTGCTTCCCGCTATCGTCCCAAAATCCGCAGATGTTCACACGGGTAATTGCGTCGCAGGTAAACTCCCCGATGACCTTGCCGCCGCCGTAAAACTGTGGCCTTGGATAGTCCGTCGCAATGAAGTCCTCGTGCGGATATTTTGGCAGCGTGCAGTAGATATAGCACTTAAACGGCGGGTTCAGCTTTGGCCGCGTCTTGCGCACCTCAATCGTCTTTTCGCCGTTGGCAATCTTTTCGCACCAATTCGGGCGAATGCTCAGCATAACAGCCTTACTCATCCTTCATCGCCCCCAATGCTTTCTCCGCCTCTTCGCGGGTGAGGAACCTGAATGAATGTCCGCCGGTTGTTTTTCGATTCCCTTTGCAAACGGCAGAAACTTTTGTATCGTGTACCCCTACGCTTTTAGCTGCTTCTTTCACGCTATGGAAGATTGCCCCATCATCTCGAATTACAGGCTTTTCCCACTTGTATGGCTCCATGTCAACTTGGATTTTGCGTTTTATTCTCATCCATACCGCTGATTCGCTGATTCCGATGCGCCTGCTTGCTTCAGCCAGAGTTACCATTTCTCCGTTACACTCAACCATTACGTTTGAACGCTTATTTGACTGTTGCTCTGTCATAGTAGCCCATCTGCAATTCTCGGGTTCATATCCCCTATTGACATCTATCCTATCGATAGTCAGCCCTTTTTCGTACCCGTTCAAAACTCCCCATTCAAAAAACGAATCAGGGTTTGAAAGCCACTCTTCGCAAATTCCGATTCCTCTCGCGCCGTAATTCTTATATTCAGAGTTTTTCGGATTGTAGCATCGCTGCTTCATCCCGTTATATTTGCGAGCAAGAGTTCTTCTAATATCTCTATCCATGATTTTCCCCTTTTTCAAGCACCACCAGCCGCCCGCCCTTGTCGGCCTCGGCCAGCTCGCGCAGGCGGTCATAGTTGCCGATGCTGTTAAGAACTCGCATCATGGCGGTCCATTCACCCCATAAGCTGCGCACCTCTCCCGGTGTCAGCCGCGTGTCCTCGTAGTCGGCAAGGCGGCTCCACGCCGCTTCTTCCCACTTGCAATTCATGGCGCAGTTCCCGCCAACTTCGAGGCATTCGGGACCGCGAAAATGTGTGCAGCAGATACCGTTTTCGTGCGATGTTTGCTTGCTATGTTTTGTCAGTCGTTCCATCACTCTACCTCCTGCATCCAGAACTCTCGGCGGCATTCAACACATAATCCTCTGTTCTCGCAATCTTCTACAGATCCACCATGAATCAACCCAGCACATAGCTGACACGGCGCGACCTCTGGCAATTCGTCATCGCTAATAATAGCATCTGGACACTGCTCCAGAAACACGCTCTGCCGCGTCTTGCGCGGGTGCTCCTTCGACCACTGCTCAACGGCAGCGATAACCTTTTCGCAAGAATCATCTGCACAAAAGTCAGCTGTCCAACAACCCATATTTTCCAAAGGGCACTCTTTGCATTCGGCCTTTTCAAAGTAAACTTCGCACAGCCGTTTACGCTCTTTCAAAAACTCTAAAGCGTCCATTTATGCCTCCATCCTATCGATCACTTTTCGAATCACATCGCCGCCGTAAGCATCTTTTGTCAGCTCCAAAAACTCCGCAAGCGTCATCATACCGTGCTCAAGGTCAACACCGTGGTCTTTGGCAAACTGCTTTCGCCCCATGTCGCATGAACCGGTCAATCGGTGGTGCCAGTCGTAAAAGTACTGCGTCGGATACGGTTTTTCGTTGTCTGTTTCGCGCAGGAACGCATCAATGCGTTCATCTTCCGGCATATCCTCAAACAGCTTATCTCGAAGACCCTCCATTGCTCCGCGCAGCGTTTCGCCGTGTGCGAAAAGATTGTCCTGCTTGACGATGTAGCACGGCGTGAGCGTCAAATCGCCGTTCAAGATTGCCCCGTGTGCGGTGTTGCCGCGCACGGAACGAATCAGCGTATTTACTCCGTCAATTTGATAGACCGTTTCTTGGTTGAAACTCTTAATTCCGTAGCCGGAGCCGGAGCCGTAGCCGTAGCCGGAGCCGTAGCCGTAGCCGTCGCCGGAGCCGGAGCCGGAGCCGGAGCCGGAGCCGGAGCCGTAGCCGTCGCCGGAGCCGGAGCCGGAGCCGGAGCCGGAGCCGGAGCCGGAGCCGTAGCCGTAGCCGGAGCCGGAGCCGGAGCCGTCGCCGGAGCTTACAAGCAAAAAGGCTTTAATCCTATCGTCAAGCGTCATCTCTTCCACTCCGTTACACCTCGAAGCGACACCGATGCATCATCCGTGCACGGGATGATCTGGATTGCCCCAAGTACGGTCATTTCCGGAATCGTCACGGTAAAACAGCAGTTGTCCGGTGCTTTTGTGCCGTCCTGCGCCAACTGCTCCACGGCACACGCGCCGTCCCAGCTCCACAGCTTACGGACCTCGGTCATGGTGACCTCGGAGCCGTTGCGTTCCTTGATCTTGCCGAAAAACACGCCTGCGCGGTCACAGCGAACGATGTAGTCCTGATTGTTGTTCATGATGAAATTCCTCCTGATTTTTATTAAAATTTGAAGCTCGCTCTGAGCTTATTCCCATTGAAATCGGCCTCCGCCGTAAAGTAGCGGTGCGCCTCGTTGATGTAGACGACGCGCCCGTGCGCAGTCGTCTCTTTCGTGGTCACGCTCATAATGCCGTTGCTGCCCTGAAATGCGGCAGGCTTCCAGCTAAATGGTTCACCGATGTACATGGTCAATCCTCCCTAATGTAGCGCTTTCGCGGGGCGGCGAAAAATCACCACCATGCTTGGGAATGGGGCACTGTTCTTTTCTCCGCCGAACTTTAATCTCCCACGCACAAAATTGATGGTTGCATATTTGTCGTTGTAGCAGTAATCGTGGAACCAAGCGGTATCCGTCCGCGCCGGAAGCAGCATCACAACTGTTGCGTCTGATTCCTCGGCGGTTCGATGCGCTTTCTCTACCCACGCCCCAACGCCGCGTCCATATGGGGGATTGCACCACACAACGCCGTCCCAGTCCTGTTTCAGTCCGTCCATCTCCGGGGTGAAATAGCGTTCGCATTTCGCGTTTTCTGGCGTTGCGCAGGCATCCAGCGTAAATTGGAAGAGGTTGTTGAGATCGTCAAAGAAGGCTTGCGGGGTCTCCCACATTTCAGATTTTGACGAAAACATTAAATCGTTGTTCATTGTCTCCCCTCATAGTCCCTAATATCTCCGCCCCATTGCTCCGCCATGGCTTTGGCGATGCCGGGAAAAGTCTTTGCGCGGTTTTTTGCTCTATCGGTCGTAAACATACCCCTATGCTGTTCACCGTGCCGATGGCTGTATGACCCGCTGGGACACCATGTAGCCGCAGGCTTAACCGGTTCAACCGCTTCGAGCTTTGTCACGTTCTTCAACCATAGGCAGGTTTTCTTGCTGTACGGATGATCTTTACCGTAAAAATCAAATGGCTGAATCGCCTGCGTATATGGCGGCAGTTCGTAGACTTTCGACGGGATGGGATTCTCAACAACGATATGCTCACAATCGGCATTCAAAAATTCCATAAAGAACGCCTTTGCTTCAAGTCCTTTTGCATACCGTTCTTCGTTAAGCCGATGTCCTTTCCACAGGTGCCGCGCGCCTGCGTTGCTCAAATACGTGCAGGGCGGGTGACAAATCAGCAAATCCCATTGCCCGTCAATGCGGTGCTCAACACCGTCAACCGTCTTAAACGTGCAATCGCCATTGATAAGCGGTAACACGTCCTGCTGGATATGCCACTCGGGATGCCCGCCCGAACACGGCTCAATATCGCAGCTGTACGCCTCCCAGCCCTTCGCGCGAAACGCAATGCATACGCGCTGGCTTTCCTCACAGCAGACTAAAAGTTTCGGGATTTTATCGCTCATCTTCTCCCCTCGCATTCCCCAAACAGCTCCCGGAACGTCATCCCCGTCATGTCTTCCAGCGCCAGCAACAGCCTCACCGTTGTATCGCGGTCGCCGCGCACCCACGCCGACACCGTAAACTGCGACGTACCGAGAGATTGCGCCAGTTCGGCTTGGTTATAGTTCATCTTTTCTAACGCCTCCTTGAGCACCGGATAAGCGCAGAACTCAAACGGCGTTTTCGGTCTCATGATCTTGCTCATGCGTGCACCTCCCCGTAGATCAGTGCGTCAAGCGACACGCCCAGCGCTTCGGCGATGTACTGATATGTCAGTAGGAAACTCATGCACTTGCCGGTCTCAAGGTTTCGGATGCTGTTGCGCGATACGCCCGACTTTTCCGCCAGTTTCTTCACGCCAAGCCCACGCATGATTCTCCATTTGCGGATGTTTGCGCCGACTTCCTCCGGCGAAAGCATCCCATCCTTTGATGGCGGAGATTCCGACAAAATATCGCTTACGGAAATATTCAGCGCTTCGCTGATCTTGTACAGCGTCGGCAACTTCGGGTAGTGCTCACCCTTTTCCAATTTCCCGATATGTCCCTGCCCGCATTCCACCATTTCGCCAAGCCGGAACTGGCTGATGCGGCGCACTTCGCGAACGTTTTTGAGCCGTTCGCCCAACTCTTTTTCTGTCAACATCTTTTCTTGCTCCCTTATTTCGTTCGTTGATAGCGTCTTGTCTTAAACTGCCGCGCGCCCCAATAGGCACCGCGTTCCTGCGTTTGGCGCGCTTCTTCTTCCTTCGCCTCGTTGTACTTGGCGATATCCGCCTGATAGTACGGGCAATCGCCGTGACAACCTACGTGCCGCGTCGGCGGCTTGCAGCTGTGGCAGTGCTCAAAGCTCATCTCACACCTCGCGGATCGTGATGCCGTACTTGTCCTGCATCAGCTTCTTTTTCAGCAGATAGTCTTTCGTTTTCGCGCCCTTTGCGTCCTCGACCTCGCGCAGCCAGTGCACCGTGCCGTTGCAGTCCGGCTCAGTCGTCCGCTCGTAAGTAAAATCCGCGCGGTAGACCATCGGCTTGATTCTCTCACCTTCGATAGTTGTGTATCCCTCCACGAGGGTAAAATTCACTTGCAGCCGCAAATCCCGAATCTTGCCCATCGCGCGCAGCACTTTCAGCTCGCCGAACCGCGCCGCCTCACGCTCGGAATCGAACTTGATGCCGTCGCGCACGACCTTGCGGTTGCCGTACTTGCTGCGCTTCTTGACTTCCTGCACGGCCATCTTTGCCATGACCTGCGCTTGAGCGTCCTTGCCCAGCCGAGAAATATCAATGCCCATTGCTTCCCTCCATTTCGGCAGCCGCCGCTTCCCACGTCAGCCCGTGTTCTCTCGCATAACGCGATACGCTCGGCAGGAATGATTCCTGTTCGGCTGTCCGCTCGATGTATGGCTTCATCCACGCCACCGAGACGTGCGGGGAAGCGGTGCCCCTGATCTTTGCCAGCACTTGGCCGACCTTTGGCGGAAATCCCCTCGTGTCCTCGGCGATCAGCGCATTCACTGCGCCCATCGCCTCGGCAGGATCTTCCCCGCCCAGCATGTCCGACCAGAGGGACACCATCTCTTCGGCTTCTGTGCGGGTCATCTTGGCATAGGCCTGCGGATAAGCCTGTTTTAATCGCCCCAAAAGGCTAATCACGTCAGCTCTTTCCACGGTTCTTTTCCTCCTCAAGCATCTCGGCGAATACATCACCGCCGGTAAAAGCCCCAGTGTTCCGATACCCCCCCGCGCTCTCGGGCAGCTCATCGTCCCACCGGCCTTGATTCAGCCATGTGGCGGGGTGTGGAATAAACTGCCCGTTGTTCTGCGTCCATTGGTCGCTGCACTTCTGCCGCTCCACCGCGGTCACAAGTGTTTCGAGGGGGGCTTTGACCCGCTCGAAAGCTCTCTTAGCAGACTGTTTCCCGATTTTTCGCGGGTAAACTGACCAGAAACGCTCGAATGCGTCCCCCGTAGAGGGGGATTTAGGGGGTATATGTCCTTGTCCTTGTTCTTGTCCTTGTCCTTGTCCTTGTCCTTGTCCTTGGCTTTTTTTGGTTTCCGAAAAACCGCTTTGGTTTTTTTGGTTTCCCTTGGTTTCCGAAAAACCGCTTGCTTTCGGCGGTCTGCCGCCCTTTTTCCCGTTCTCTCGACAGGCATTGGCGGCGGCTTCCTGCGCCTTTATGGACTCGTCAATATCCCGCTGAATCGCGGGCCAAATAAACCGTTCGGGGCCTTCAAACTGCGGCTGTTCTCCGTTTTTCCGGTAAGCGAGCATCGCCCGGACGATAGCCCCGATCGACTCGTCGTCATACTCGCGGAAATAGTCCTCGTAGCTCAGCCAGAGTTTGACATATTCTTTGCTCTCCGCCATGCCTCCACCGCCTTAAAACGGTAGATCGCCGTCGTCCTCACTGATCACCGCAAAGTTGCCTGCGGCGCTCTCTACGGTGAAATGCGGCTCGGTAGCATCGTTGCGCTTGCTGTCACCGAAATAGATATTATCGGCGATGATCTCCGCGTTGCGGCGCTTATTGCCGTCCTTGTCCGTCCAGTCGCGGACGGTGAGCTTGCCTTCAACCACGACCATGCGGCCTTTGCCGAGATACTGGCAAGCGAACTCTGCCGTCTGCCGCCACGCCACCACATTGAGGAAATAGGTTTTCTTCTCGCCGGTTGCTTTGCTCTTGAAATCGTCATCGACGGCGACGGTGAAGCTCGTGACCGCCGTTCCGTCCTGCGTGCGGCGCAGTTCCAGATCGCGCGTAATGCGACCCATGATGCAAACTCTGTTCAACATGATTCGTCCTCCAAATAGTTTTTCTTAAATACGGCCATAAAAGTATCGTGGCCGTAAAGCTCTTCAAAGCGCTTCTGACACTCGCGTTTCAGCCGCATATCCAGTTCGTGACCGTCGTTCCCGTGCACGCCGTAGTCGGCCATATTGTGCCAGTCGGCACGCAGCCACACCCAGCAGCCCCAAATATCGGATAGCTGCCGACGCCCACCACCGTAAATGTGATGCCGCGCGAGGTTCGTTGAGAATCCTGAGATATAGCACTCCCGCTTGTCCTGCATGATGCTTTTAGTCATTTGCCCCATTCCTCCTTTAGCGCGTCAAGCTGTTGTGGGGTCAAGGTCTCAATGCCCAGATCCTTGCAGTCCTGCACGATGTTGTCGATCAGGCGTGACATTTGCTTTGTGTCAAAGGTGGACGAGCCGTAATACAGCACCACGTTCTTACAGCCGTCGATTTTGCTGTCCATCACTTCCGTCTGCCAGCCGACACCATTCTTGTTCCAGCCGTCGCATAGCTTCTGCACGGCTTTCTCGCGCACACAGACTGTTTCTGTGTTGCCGCCAACGTCCCTGACCTCTCGGCGGTAAATCTCACTCTTTGGCGTTCCTGTGGATTCTGCGAGCTTATCCAGCAACACCCATGAGTAAGCATTGGCATCGAGGCTCCGCTTCTCACGGTGCTTCTTGACGGTCACGTCAACGTCTACCTCGTGCAGCTCGTCGTATAGTGTGCCGACGTTCTCCCGCGTAGCGATGGTGAGCAAATACCCACCATCGCGCGCAAGGGATAGATCATGCAGTCGGGCTTTCATTCGCTTTTCTCCTCGCCATCATGCACGCCCAGCAGAGCGGCGCTTTATAGGTCTTTCTCGCGTTCTCCGCGATCTCCGAAACGGAATACGACTTGCCGCCGTGCGTCACCGGGTAGATGGGCTTGCCGCAGTCCTTGCAAACCGGTTTTCCAGCCACCTCGTTTGGTTGCTGTCTCTCCGGCCTTTGTGTGTACTTGGTCGCGTCCTTCGCCCAATACACATCCGCGCCAAAACCGAGAGCCTTGCAGGCAACGGAAATAGCATCGGTCAGCGCCATTTTGTAGCACTCGTCAGAGGTGTAAAGGCCGTTTCGTTCGCTAGCGACAAACGCGCTGCCGCCTGTGCCGGGAATCGCGTCCGACCACTCCCCGTCGACTTTGATGTAAAGGTCAATGTCTACAAATGCGGAAACCTCATTGTTCGCGCCATTTTCAAGGCGCTTATCGGTGATGGTATATTTCCAACCAATACCGCAAGGGCCGAACTGCTCCGTCAGCGCCTTAATGCGCCACATTGGGTTGATATCAGTCTTGCCTTTCAGTCGTCCCGCTTGAATCTCACGTTGCGCGGACGTTGGGACTTGCCGAACGCGCTCATAAATTTCAAGGTTCTCCATCACTTCACCCCCATGCTCATGCCCTGTACAAGCGTCGCACCGTCGATTTCAGCGCCATTTTTCAGCAACGGGGCAAGGTCAGTCTTGCTCACCGTGGGGGCGTTGTAAGTAACCTCGCCGTCGTGACCGTTGGCGAGCATCCACGCCACCACCGCGCCCATGTCGGAGACCTCCACGCTGGTGGTTTTGCGATAACTGATAGAGCATCGGGGAGTGGAAAACTTCTCGCCGTTCAGAACAGAATCGAGATATTTTTTCTTTCTCTCTGCCGCGCGCTCTAAAGCCTGTCTGCGCGCCGCAAGGGTCTTCTCTTCTTCGCGGATCGCCTTTGCTTCGGCAACATCGTTTTTAATCCAAAGCGCGATGTTCTCAATCTTCTGCTCTCTTGCCATGTTCAGCTCTAAGAGCTTTTCAACGTCAAGGATTTCGCCGGTCTCGGCATCTACACATTCCGCAAGCGCGGAATCAATCTGATAAAGGTTCATCTTTTACCTCCGTAATATTGTCTGTGCCACAGTAAGGGCACACGGTTTGAGTGGTAATCGTCCAGTTCTCATCGTCCAGATTTTCGCGGTACGCATAAAGAGCCGGCTCTCGGAAATCCGCGCCGCAAGCCCAGCAGTGCATCATTCCTCCACCTCCAAATACACCATCGCGCTCTGCACGCCGAACACGCGCGCCGCCTGATGGCCGTTGAAAAACACGTCGATGTGGTTGCCGTTCACACCGCCGCCGCAATCCTCCGCGATATAGCTGTGCTGTGTGCCGTCCGGCCAGATCAGCAGGACGCGCGAACCGTATGGAATAACCTTCGGGTCAACCGCGATCGTGCGCCCTTCGGTGGCCAGCGCGCCGGTCGCGGTGTAGCCGCTCGCCCACTTGCCGCAGCAGCAGCGTCCGGGGCAATAGGCCGTCAGCGTAAATTCGCCGAGAAACACGTCATTGCAAACGGCGCTCTCCGTCGCGGGAATGTCCCACGCGGGATCATACTCCTCTACGATGGGCGCTTCTTCCGGTTCCGCATCGACCGCCTGCGCGCTGGTGGCGAGGATTGAGATCACGATCAAAAGGATCGTTGCGCCCAAGCACGCCGCCGCAAACAGCGCCGATTCATCGGCCTTGCGCTGCTCTCTCGTGCACTTGTCGTGCCGTCTCATCGCCTGCACCCCCTGTCGATGTAGGGCAGCAGGTCATACAGCGCCTTGCATACCGCGCACGCGCCGATGACAGAAAGCCCCGTCGTAAAGTCGCAGCCGTTGAGCGCGATCACCGCAGCGGCGATGCCGCCGAAAAACAGCGTGTCAATCATTTCGTGCCTCCGATCAGCATGAGCTTTTCCGCGTCCGTAAATTGCAAAACTCGGTCAAGTTCCCAGATTTCTTCTAACGTCCAGCGGGAACGCCCCGCCATTCTGTTACAGATTTGCGTTTCCGATAAGCCGATTTCCTCGCCCAGCTCCTTGCCGGTGCGAATCAGCGCCCGTCCCATCGCGCCGCGCACGGCTCGCTCAAGGTCATTTCGCCGGCGCGTTAACTGTTGTGGCTTTAGCATCTTGCCTTTTCCTTTCTTCCGTGCTACAATGAGCACGGACACAATATCTTGTGGTGAGATTTGTCCGGTGCCCTGTTCGGCCTGCTACGCTGAACAGGGCTTTTCTTATGCCCCTTCATTCGATCGGCTCCAGATCAAAAATGCTGTCTGGGTAAAAGCTCCAACTCCCGAATCGGGATTTGCTGCACTGTGCGTCATAAAGCCACTCATTCAGCTCGATTTTCTTGGAAGTCAACGCCGCATCTTCCACGGCGTTTTTCGCTTCGTGCATTTCGATGTATGCCTTCTGGCGGTTAAAGTTATTGATGGACTGTGGCGTTTCGAGCACGCCCACAAGGATAACCACTACCGCCGTGACTATGGCAATGATAGAGATTGTTTCTACTGCAAACAGGCACAAAGAGGAACCTATCTTTCCATCAAACCAATGTGAAACGCAGATGGCAATGATCCCGGCAACGATTACAATAATCCAGTTCATGCGCCCTCCTTATCCGCTCTTGCAGTCTGCGCGGCTTCCGATGCCGCTCTGATTTCCTTTTCGGTCACGCCGTACAATCTGGTCAGTGGTCTAATGTACTTGCTTGCGATACCATTCACACCGCGTTCCCAGTTAGACACCGCGGAAACTCTTACGCGGAGTTTCTTTGCTACGTCTTCCTGCCGCAAACCGGCATTTTCTCGGATTGCCTTTAATTCCAAGCGTTCTCCCCTCCTTATAAAGTTCAGAACTTTATATTGACAAACGCAACCAACACCGCTATTATGTAAGTGTCAGCCAACAAAATATCGGTTATAAGTCCGCAAAATGGGAAATCCGTTGGGGGCTTGGTTTTTTGTTGCCTTAATTAAGTTCTGTAAGGCTATTATATTCACTATTTTAGTGAAAGTCAATCGATTTTCGCTAAAATAGTGAATCTTGGTGCATTACACAATTTTCTCAGGTTTGAATTAGCGGATAAATACAAAATGGCATAGGAGATAAAAATGCCAATCGGTGATTTTATTAAAACCCAAGGGGTAAGCTTTTTAGTGGCAAGAAACAAAGAAACCGTATCCACTGAAAAGGGTTTGCCGAATTGCGATAAAATGCGGGGGAAAGATGCTATCACTTTCCTCCCAACGGTCGATATAAAAGAAGGAGACTCCCTGACTTTCCCTGACGGAAGAACGGTATATGTTTCTGAAATTTCAACAGAATACTTTAATGGCGTCGCAAATTATTTGACCGTTTACTATCAGAAAACACCTAACCCGGAACCCCCTGTACCTCAATCGCAAACAATTTTTAATATTGGAACCGTTACAAACTCGGTAATTGGCAATAACAATTCTGTCTCCGTTTCTATCCAAGAGATGAAAGAGCGTGCTGAGCGAGACGGCGGGGATGATAAAGAAACCCTGCAAGAGATCATTTCCATTTTAGAAAAGATTCTCGCAGGGCAAGAAACGCCAAAACCGGGGCTATTAAGTAAATTCGGTGCTTGTATGGAGCGCAATTCGTGGATAACGGGAGCTATCGCGTCTGCTTTAATCAACTGGCTGATTTAAGGCCGCCTGAGTTTCCGCAAAACAGCAATCAAGATCGAGCGTCAAGCGTGCACTACCATCGCTGTTCTGCTCCAAATGATACGCCTTGACATTATTGATCTCAACGCCGCTAATTTTTACACTGTAATACTTCCCAAAGCACGAAACGGTAATGGATTGCAAGTTTTCTTTTTTCATAAGGCAGCTCCTCCCTATTTGATAAGGCAATTTTATTGTATTCACTATTTTAGTGAAAGGCAAGCATATTATGGATTTATTTAATGATAAGATTAAACCGCTTTTTGACAGTTCTGGAATGACGGATAGGGAAATTGAAATAGCCCTGGGTCTCCCACGAGGAGTAATTTATAAATGGAAATCCGGGAAGTATAAAAGTTATACGGACTATCTTCCACAAATTTCAAAACACTTTCATATATCCGCCGATTATCTGATGGGCATTGACGCCCCCAAGTCTCCGGTCGAGGCCGAGGGCGTAAAAGAAGCCCACGATCCGAAGGCCGAGGGTGAGGATGCGCAGCTTGCGCAGCTTATTGCCGGGTTTAGCCGATTGTCTCCGCAGCAGAAGAGTGCAGTGCTTGCTGTGATAGAAGGTTGTCAACCATCGCAAGAATAATATTTTTCTGCTCTGGCGTCAGGTTGGCAAAAAGTTCTGCCGCTTTTTTCGTTTGTTCGTCCATAATTATGTCCCTCCAAATATTTTTGTAACGGGGCTATATGTTGATTATTGCACTTTGTGCAGTCGAAAATATAAGAAAATGGAGAGTTGAGATGAAAAAGTTTTTGCTTATCGCGCTGTCTTCGGCTCTCGCGCTCGGCATGTTAACCGCCTGCGGGGAAACAAATCAGTCCGAGCCAGAAAATGAGCCGGAAACTCCGCCCGATCTCGTTGGAGAATGGAAGCAGACAAACAGCGATGCAGAGGACGCATGGCAGGCCGCTACTATTTCCGGAGATGCCATTGAGGTGTATTGGGTATCTGATAACGGAGACACAAAAGCCCTCTATTGGGCCGGTTCTTTCGATGCCCCTACCACGGCGGATGAGCCGTACACCTGGGAATCGGAAAATGATAAAGACCAGACCGATATGGCAATTCTCGCCAGCGGCGATGACACCAAGACGTTTACCTATCAGGGCGGCGTAATCAGTTACGAAGTGTCTGCCATGGGAGTTACGCAGACCGTAAAACTTGAGAAGCAATAAGTAACTAAAGGCACTGCCGCCCTCTGCAACAAACGGCAGTGCCTTTTTGCAGCCAGCGGGAAGCGGTCGCCGCTGCATGTCTTGACCATACTCCGCTTTACCTTGGCAATTCAACACCGAAACATTGCAATAAGACAGCGCTCGACACGGTTCGACAAGCCCTCATCTTGCGACTTTGCGGCGCAAAAATCGAAAAAATTAAGGTGGCGTAAATGAACATTCAAGAAGTGTGCAGAATCCGTAAAGAAGATTTGAAACTGACCTATCAAGACATTTCCGACGTTTCCGGCGTACCGCTGTCCACCGTGCAGAATTTCTTTTCCAAGTTTTCTAAAGCTCCGTCCATCTACACCGTCGTGCCAATCTGCAAATCGCTTGGAATATCGCTTGATGAAGTGTTCGATATCTCCGAACACTTGACGCCAACAGAAGAAACCTTGCAAGCGCGGAATGATGAGTTGGAACGTCACGTTGATGCGAAAGCGGACATGATCGAGATCATGCGGCGCGGCGTCCGTATCCGCAACGGCGTGATTGCTGTAATGTTTGTCATTATCATTCTGCTGGCTGCATGGTGCTTGTACATTGATTGGAGGGGGATTTGAATGAAGATACCGAAAGCAAAACTGCTACCGTCCGGCAACTGGAATGTCAGCGTCATGGTAGACGGAAAGCGCGTGTCCGTCACAGCTCTTACCAAAAGGCAGGCAGAGAATGAAGCGGCCGCGTTGAAGTCCGGCGCAAAGTCTGCCGCTCGTGCGTCCGAGCGCACGGTTGGTGATGCTATCGACCGATATATTGACAGCAAGGACGCGATACTCTCCCCCTCCACCGTCAACGGGTACAGAAAACTCCGCAAGGCGGTTTTCCCGGAGCTGATGAGCGTTAAGTGCTCCGCGTTGACGCAGGATCGCGTGCAGCGTGCCGTGAATAAGATGGCGCGGGAAAAGTCGCCCAAGTACGTCCGCAACGCTTACGGCCTGTTTACTGCGACAATGGCAGAGGAATTCCCAGATAAAGTGTTCCGTATATCTCTCCCTCAGAAGGAAGCACCTAAAATCAAAATCCCTACCATGGACGAGATCAGAATTCTACACGAAGACTGCAAGGGCACGGACTTTGAATTGCCTTTCCTTCTGGCTGTCTGGCTCGGTCTCCGTACATCGGAGATCAGAGGTCTAACATGGGATTGTCTTGACGGTGATATCCTGACGATTAAGCAAGCAATGGTAGACGGTGAGAACGGCCCGCAGCTCAAGCAGCCCAAAACTTACAGTGGAAACAGAAAACTGAAAGTGCCGCCGTATATTATGGGGCTGCTTGACGCAACACCGCACACAGATGAGTATATTGTCCACGCAACCAGAAATGTCCTATATAAGCATCTGCAACGCGCGTGTGCCCGCTGCGGAGTTCAGCCGTTCCGCTTCCACGACCTCCGCCATGTAAACGCGTCGGTCATGCTCAGGCTCAATGTCCCGGACAAATACGCAATGGAGCGCATGGGGCACTCCACAAACAACATGCTTAAAAACGTATATCAGCACACCATGGATGATAAAGCCGTAGCAGTGGCAGATGCCGTTGACGGCTTTTTTGAATCCGAATTTCATCTGTAATTTCATCTGCAATTCATCTGCAAAAGTCGTGTTTTAACGGAATATAACTTGCAGATATCGCAAGTAATGCGTAAACATGTAAGCTTGAAAACCCTTGCAAATACAAGAAAAACCCCGCAGCCGTTGAAACTGCGAGGTTTTTTCATTGGTGGAGGCGGCGGGAGTCGAACCCGCGTCCGAAAGCACTTTAACAGGACTTTCTCCGGGCGCAGTCAGGATTTAAACATTCCCTCCGCGCAAGGACACCTGACAGACCTTACGTTTCAGTAGAGTCATGATGCGTGGGCGGGTCAACTCTTTCCCGCCTCACGGACGCCG